CCAATAATCTTACCTGATGGATCTCTTTCCCATGCTCCATTAAAGTAGAAAGTTCGTTCCCAACGCTGTTCGTTATGCAATACTGCTTTAACTATTAAGCTTATTTCTGTGAACTTACCCTTCTCAGCTTTAATGTCAGTGACTGTTGCAGCATTCACATAAAGTGGACCTGCTCCTGCACTATTTCCCGAAGGAATAGATGGTATATCTAACATGTTTTACTCCTTGTTATTTTAAAAATATGTCATCCCATTTAAATGGCATAACTTTTCCTTTTAAATGCGGACTCCGAGAGCCAGCCTCTAAAGCTTTGTTTGCTTCAAATGAGATGCAAAGCTCATTCTCATCGTTGCGAAATACAAAACCAATACTATCACATTTAGCCATTATCATATTCTTTAATTTTCCAGTTAAATCTAATGATGCCGGGTCAACTATAGTAGAGTTTTCTGTTATTGCACTTGCTAATTTGTTATGGCCTATTAATATAACAGTATCAGCAAGAGCTCTAAAGGTCTCGATTAATTTATCAACCTTATTCCTAACCATTCCGTGTCCTTTACCGAACGCTAAATCACCAAAATATTGTATTTTAGTACTATTTGTTGCGTTATAATCAGTAACTATTGATTCTTCAATCCATTCAACAACTTTATTTAAAGTGTCTATGGCAATATACTTATATGTCTCCCCCTTAACCTGTTTTTCTATTAAGTGAGAGCACAAATCTCTAGTATCTAATAAAGAATTAACTGCTGCTATATGCCCTTTGATGAAATTGGCACCGTTTTCAGTGTCAATAATTAAACAGTCGTCTAATTCTCCAAGCATTGTTGTTTTACCTGCCTTTTTTGCTCCGTAAAGTAGCAATAGACCAGGATTTTCTGATTTCGGTTCACTACGAACCTCAATTGGTCCTGACATTTACGTCCTCCTATATTGTGTGAATTTCCCTTAAAAAAGGGCTTGTAAATTACTAAATCTAAGTGAATTATTCAATCTATTTGTTCTATCTCAACTTCATACGAGGGATTAATAGAGAGTGTATTTCCACTAGATTTCTTAAATATGTATTTAGGTTTAGCTACCCCGTTTGAGTATCCTATAAACCTTAAAGATCTATGAATATTACCTTGATTAGTTGTTACATCATATAACTTACCAATCATAGGAAACTGAATAGTTTTTTCCTGCTCTTGTGCTAATTGTAGCATTATTACTCCATTTTTAAAAAAGGATCAAAGGGGCAACTAATGCTACCCCTCTGATATGGAAAATCTTACTTTCCGCCTTTTTTGTCTTTAGCGACAACAGCAATCAGATCACCATCATTAATGGTTGTACTATCTGACGCAACACTTGTGTTAATATTAACACGTGAAGTTGCAGATACGCCTAACTCCTCTTTAAGAGCTCCTACAGTAGTAGCTACTATATCAGTCGGGTTAAACGAATCGCTATCGTGCATTAAGTGAACATTTGGCATTTTAAAGCCTCCTTGTTATTTTACCATGGTTGTACATTCTAGTGCCATACTAGGAATGTGAAAAATTACTTCTTCAGGATAGAAAGACTTGTTTAAAACCTTTCTTATTTGACTAGTAATCAATGAGCCTGAAATCATTGATACATCTGGAGTACCCTTCTCTTCACAAGTATCTGCACTTGCTTCAGTATCTGGATACCAATATTTCTTATAAGTAGCTATGTCTTTAACAGTATACACTTGAATTTGCTCTCGGCCCATTCTTGCATCTATTATATAGTCAAACTTATTATTGAAACAGAGGGTCGCAATATTTAATCGCGATAACATATTATCAAAGCATAACAATCCAATGTTTAGTCCTTCCTTATTTTTGTCAATTGTTGACGTGGAGTCTAACCATTTTGTATGCTTTTTAATATTCATTTTAGTAGAATTAATACTTTTTAAAATATCCTCTAAAGCATCTACTTTTAGACGCCCTATGTCTATTTCATTATACATACTAATCCCAATGTTCTCAGGACTAACACTATCCATATCATGTAAATCAATATTAATAGCATTATGCCTAGTTAAACACATAGCTGCGGAACTACCTATAGCCCCGCAACCAAATATGTGATAACTATTCTTGTCAAATTCCGAACATATCTTCTTGTACCGAGCCTCCAAGCTTACGGAGATTGTCTGGGGTACGAATTGGTTCGATATAATCATAGGTATTTACACCTCCTCCTGTTAAAACTACTGAATAATCATTCTTTGTAATGGGCTTTATAGTTAAGTTTAGCTGTTTAGCATCAACTATAACCTCATCCCATTCTTCTTTCATCTCAGACCATTTCATTTGATCTAAGAATCCCCAACTCAAGAGTTCATCAAGAATATCAGCATACTTATCTTCTAATGTTCTAGGCGTATCCATTAATTCAGCATCAACGAGTCCTGGCCCTTTATTATTAGGTTGCTTATATTTATCAGACGTCCATGAGGATTGTCCATAAATAGTATTAGAAATGTATGGATTCCTATAACTATTGTCCATCTTAGTTGGAGTAAACACTTCCCTTTTAACTAATTCATCGAAACTAGCTTGCATGCTTTCAGTTACTTCAGTTCCGTATCTTTGTATATGCAATTTCGTATCAATATAACCAGATAAAGGTTTCCACCAACTTACCCTGAAGGTATGGTCTTGTTTTAAGTTAACTACTAAAGACATAGAGTAGTCGCCTTTATTAAACTCTTCCATAGTATCAGTATCTGTACCACTCCAATTAACTCCCATTGTATGATGACTATGCCACCAGACAAATCTTACTTTAGTGCCATGTTTTACAGCCATTTCCATGTAATAGTCAGCTAACCAGTTCTTATCCAGCGTACAAAGTGTTGAACTAACTGTTTGCTTTCCTACTACAGGATCACTGATAACCATGAGTCCTTTGTCTTCGTCGAATAAGGCGACACACATGCCGCCTATTTCAGTTCTCCACTTATCATAACTCATTTGAGAATAAGCTATAATTTTATCCCAATCTTCTTGGGACATAACGAATTTACTTGTTTCTTTCAAGTTGCCTCCTTGTTATTGTTGAAGTGCCCATTGAGACATCAATCTCATTGTGCGTTCTTGTGTTGTTTCTTGTTGATTTCCAGTAGAAGTATCAATAGCTTCTGCTGTCAAAGGATCTTCATTTACCCTTATATTTACACTTCGTGATTCTATTACTTCATCTACTGCATTTGATAAGATAGTATCAAAATCATCTTCTCTTATTGCTTCAACAGGCGTTGTAACAGTCTCCACAGCAGGTGCAGGGTCTTCAGTAGTTGATTCCACCTTAAGTTTATGAAATGCAAGCAATTCAGCTTTATAATAATCAGCTGGCCTAGGTCCATATACTTCGTCTAGTATTTGATTATGAGTAATGCACTCGTCTTGAGATTCTCTATGCATGCAATTAGCACAGTGATTCAGAAGCAATCCTCTAGCGTCATCTCTATCTAAATTTTCCACACCACTTCCTGTGTCAGTATAGTTATTGAGAATAAGATTTCTACAACTACTTACGTCACTGTCATGCATACTCTTATACCATTCAGGAATATCATTTGGTATTCCAAACAGTATCTTGCCTGGATGATCAAATGGATTAGTCCTTGTAGGTACATACACTTTATGCCATTGTAATAAGTGTACTCCTAAAGATATAAATCTGAAATTTCTAGCAGATATCTTTAAAGAACTCTCATATTCACTCATACAAAGATGATTAGACAAAGGAGTTGTACTTTCACCTGAAAATACAGCATTAATATTACTATATTCAGTGCTTCCTCTGCCGTATATGCAATAAAGATTTGGTCTTTGATGAGCTACATCAGTATAACCAGTAAATATTGCATTCATCCCTACCATAGTGTCCCCTCGTACATTAAGTTTAGTTTGCTGTGCTACTATGAAATCAATATCCCTACCCTGAATATCCTGTACTTGTCTAAAGTATGTAGGATATTCGCTTGTACTATCAGGATGACGTATTTCTATACCCGGTTTTTTAAGTATTATACGATTAACCACCCTTAAAGTTTGGTTAGTTTTTATTAATCTAGATTTATCGTATATAGCCATACCTTTCAATACTTTATTAGCATTAGATAGTTCTTCGATAGTCTTTTCTAGAAATGTTCTTAATTCTGTAAAATCATCTTCATCAGAATAAGTAATTTCAGGAGATAATCTTCTAGATTTAAGAGCATCCTTAAATAATCCAAATAAATCTGCAGCAAGAGCGGCAGCTGAATATGAAGTACATCTTACACTTGCACTTCGAAATTGCCATCCATTAGAACTTTGTGCTCTTTGGATTAAATGAGCCATTGGAATATCATAATAAGCTGAATCCCCTTCATTTCTAAAGTTTACTGGGCCATTGTTATAACTATCTATTACCGCTTGCCATTCATCAGACTCAAGATCCCACATTTTATGATTAATATGAATTAATTTATCTGGCTGACGATAATTATTTCTACTCCCTCTACGCTTATATTTATTAATAATTGTAGCTGGAGCTCCTGTGTCTTCTTGCAGTAACTCTGCATTACAAAGGATATGCCTATTATTCCTAGCCCAATACGCCTGTTGACTTTGTTTTCTAATTAAAGGTGTAAATACTAATCTTTTTGCTACTCTTTTAGCCTCTCCAGGAGATAGTCTAAATGTAGCGGTATATTTTATTGGCTTAATAGACTTTAATTTTTCTAATGAAAGCTGAGTTCCATCACTTCTATTAACTGCAGCATTGTAATGGTCTTCAGTTAAATGCCATCCTAAATGATAATTTAACATAATCCCAACGAGCTTACATAATTGTTCTCGCTTTTCTATTTCAGAGAGTGTTAATGCTCTAAAGTTAGCAAGATTAGTCGGAAGTTGGCTAAGCCCACCATCTTCCAAAGTTGAATCATAAAATACAATATTATTTTGCATTATTTCCTCCTTGTTGTTTTAAAAATATAGCATGCTTGAATCTCACCCACCGGTGCTTTCGTAGTGTCATCCTTGGCATGCTAGCAAGTTTGAATCTGTAGGTCAACTCTCTTGAATAAGGCTCTTACATTGGATAAATGCATAATATTCTAGCTGACCTAAGAAATACCAACTTAATGGTAAATTTGTAGTAACTTATAAGCTCTTTTCAAGTTGTCGACTACCATCCAAGAGCTATATAAGTTTTAATATCCTACGAGATGTTAATGAGAAATCCTACTATCAGTAGTTAGGCAGCGTTGCCCTACTCTTCTGCAGTATCTGATCTCTTTAGGATAACTTCTTCTTTTACTTTCCTTTTCCTGTTGCATGCTTTACACAATTCATTTGTATCTTGTTGATAGATATTAAAATATCCATTACAAGCATTATTTGAACATTCAGCATGCTGTACTGTTGGTTTTTTTGTCCCGTGACTTAATCTCATTATTCATCCTTACAAAATGGACAAATCTTAGGTCTTAATCCTCTTTTAGGGAAATCTAAGTGTATCATAGGTTCTTTATGGTTCATTTCCCATGCTTTATTACACTCAGGACATAACTTGACAGGAAATCCTGTATTATGTAGTTTTTGATAATGATATTCTTTGATAAACGGTCCAGGAATTGTCCAATGTAGCTTGCGAGGTCTCATCATTTATTCCTCCAACTATGGACATCCATATCAATATTCATATACTCTCCCTCTTCAACAATAGACCATTTACTCTCTGGGTCTACCCATCCATCAACATCATCTGTATCTGTCACCTTATGTGTAGGTCTTACTTTATTTATTCTAGCCCACTCTCCTCTTTTAAGATCTTCAATGCTTTCTGCAATAACAGTATCAATTGTTGTAATAACAGCCGATTGTCTGTATGCTATTTTAAATTTTTTCATTATTTTCTCCTAAATAAGGTTTACATGGTGATTCTATAAAATCCTGCACATGCGCCATACATGTACGTCCACACACAGTGCATTGTACGAATCCATGGGCAATTTCACCCATATTCCCTGTTGCTTGCTTCCATATGTGTCCTAAAATTGGTGGATTTTCTTTTTCCTGGAGTTCTCGATGATTATTTAGTAGATCTTGAATCTCATCTACTACTTCTCCATCACTCTTCTCGTCCCCATCCTGATTGATTGTCTTTTGGATCTCTTCAATCAATTTTTCGTAATACTGTTTAATCATTTTATTCCTCCTTTATTAAATAATTCTGCAAAGCCAGTTGGCATATCACTATACCTTTTGTCTTGACAATGCTTACATTCTAGATATAGATGTTTTTGTATCTTGCCCTTTTTCATTTCTATAACTTTTTTTTTACACTTGTCACAATAATATATTTTCATTACTCCTCCTTATTGGTTTATAAAAATGGCAAAATAACTACCATATTGGATTGTATTATGTGATTACTTCTATTTTAGGGAGTTCTTCTTTTCCCATTTTATGTACAGAATCACTTACTGTATTTTTAGGCTCTGAGCCTCTATCTAACCAAGCTTGATGCCTTAATACTTGATATATGTCCCAAGCAATGTTACCGTTCTCTGTATGTCCGTGCATTTTAGTATATTCATGCACATTCAATTGGTCTATCCAAGCTTGTTGAGTTTTATTTAGCTTTTCATATAGCTTTTTATCCCAAATTACAGACTCTAAAGCTATATAGAATTGACCTGTTTGCATCCTTGCGAATGCATGAAGAGCCGCTTCCATGATAGAAAGTTGCTCTTCATTAAATGTTAAAGTATATTTCATTTTATTCCTCCTTGTTCATTTCTTTTGATTCTTTATTTAATTCTTCAATAATTTCATTTGCTCGTTTATCTGTTTTAACATTTGAAATTATAAAATGCTTTTCTTTTTCAATATAGGTGTGAAGATTTCCTTCTTCGTCTATGTGATAACTATCTATTTCCATTTTATTCCTCCTCTGGTATTAAAATAGGATATATCATATTAGCAAGCTTCCTTGCATTATTTATATCCTTTTGAGTTATTTCATTAACTTCCATACCTGTTCTGATTTGTTCAATAATCAATTTTTCAATATAGCTATTAGCCTTATTTATTTAATTAGCTGTATCAGATGTTGTATGCAATTTAAAATACTTTGCAAGTATATCTGTTGTATCCATCATTTTATTTCTCCTTTACACAATAAACAGAACAGCCGAATCTTTTATCTAGATAAGTTTGCCTAACACCTCTATTATAGCAGTATAAACTCCTGCCATACGCTATATTATGTTTACTCTCAGTAGAAGACCAAAAGTAACTGTGATATCCTACACCATAGTAACCACTATGATAACCATCACGATGACCAGCATAAGATGCATTTTCTCTTAAAGGTCTTTCTATATCAAACCATTCTTCATGGGTTGGTATTCTCCAGCCCCCTGGAGCTAAACCTCGTGCATCATTAACAGCATACCAATTGTACAAATAAAATAACTTTTCTTCTTCATCTGTAATACATGAATATGCTCCAATCTTATTCTCTCCAAATTCAAGCCATTCTTCGCTTGTTAAAGCATAAGGTATTTTCTCTCCATTTCTGTATTTTAATACCCTTAAATCTTTCCCTAATACAAGAGAAGATTCTTCTCTTTGTCTTGCTCCACATTCTGAACAATAATCCATTTTTTCACTCATTTATTTCTCCTTAAAAAATTCTTCTAAGTATTTAAAATCAGATTCTAATGCATCATTCATAAACCTGATTATACAGTAGGCATTTTCCCACCCATAATGGTTCACAAGCCTCTGTAACATTATTAACCCTCTATCTTGAAATTTAGAAGGTCCTATATTACCTACATTTAGTGTCTTACAATCTGCTATATTTATCATTTCATTTCTCCTTTAGGTATTTGTAGTGTTTTGAATTGCTCTCGCATAATCTGCATCTAATTTTTGAATATCATCACTTAAATCTTCGAATGGGATTAGTGATTTATGGTTAGGATTCTGTCTATTCTCCCAAATAGCCCACGCATCATGAACATCCTCCCATGTACAATCTTTACCCACCACAAAAGATAACAAACAATATAAATCTGTTAAGTGTTCATCGCATTCCAGACTCTCTAATTTCTTTAATTGCTTTTGTATATAATTCATTTTATTTCTCCTTTTTCCTCTTCATATCTTTTCATAATTGAATCATAATCTTCTTCGTACTTGTACTTATCCATAAAGTAGTCAGGCACATAGCTAATAATATCTTCAATTAGCTCAATAGCATCTCTTAGTAATTTTTGTCTATCACTCATTTTATTTTTCCTTTATAATTTATTATCTTTTGCATATCTGCTTATTGCTTCCATCCCTGTCAATTCAGGAACGATGGTTTTTCCATATTTTCCAGTTGTGGAATGGCTCATAATATCCAAAAAGCAATAGTATTTTATTGTTTTCGGTATAAACCATTTAACAAGCCAAAACCAAAAATTTGTATATTTCATTTTATTTCTCCTTTGTAAATTTATATATTGGATGTATAATAGATTTTGGGTTTTTTCTTTTCAATCCATTTTCGATTATCTTTTTAATTACACTGTTTATCATTTTAGCATCCTTTTCGTTTATCCAAGTATCTCTACTATTTAAGTGACTTTCAAAAGCAAGTGCTACATAATAAAGTTCTTTGTCTGTGAAATCTATCGTATTTCTTTTCATTTTATTTCTCCTTAAATAAACAATACTTAATTGCTAACGCTGATGCTATGCCAAAACAAGCAAAAGTTAACCACATGCCCTTAGTTAGAAATACTAATAGTCCAAGTGAAAATACTATTGTTAGCAATGCTGAAAACATAAATTCATATTTTCTTTTCATTTTTTTCTCCTTGAAATATCAAACTTCCATTATGAAGTTACATGGTAAAATGACCTATGGAGAGTTATACTCTCTAAGAGCATTATACTCTCCATCTCCAAGTCACGATGTCTTGTGAACTGCTACGTATTTAACAACAACCTATATTCATAGCATATTACTATTATTCTGCAGTTCTACATCTTTATCCTCCTTCTTGCATTTAACAATCTCCTTTCGTTAACTGTTAATAAGAAAGATAATATTAATAATGTGGTCTTTTATAGACTTACCACAGGTCTTTTGTAAAATAACCCAGGAAAAGAGGTGGCCCTGGGTTATCACTTAATTTAATATGTGAAATCTACAAAATCTCATTTATTCTCTCCTCTTTTTCACATTTGTCACAAGTTGTCTTATTAAATGCGACATCTAAGCTATCACACTTTAAGCACCCTTTTTTGGCTACTTTATAGGACACTTTTACTTCGTCTCCTATAACTCTAACATGGGCTACACTTATGTCTGGCTTCATATTTCTTGGTCCCATATAAGTTTCAAGAACATGCCACTTGCCGACATAAGACAGCCTATTAATCCTATTTTCCAAAATACTATATTTGATAATACGATTAAGATTATAGTTAAGTAGCTAAACAATAAAAATAGTGCTGTACATATAAAGAATTTTAAAACGCTCATTTTTTGTTCCTTTTCTTATATTGTTCAAATTGTTTACTAGTAACCCTGTAAACCGGACTTGGAGCTGTGAATTTAACTCTTTGTCCACCTTCTGTTGTGATCCAGCCTCTTTTACGAGACTTAGCTATCTGTCGTGCAGTGCAATTTTTCTCAAATGCTAACTGCTTGTTTGTTTTACCACTCATTATTTATCCTTTCAATGTTAAGGTTTATTTTTTATTACATGTACATAAATTATTTCTGGATGTTTTCCTCCAAAGTATAACTTTGTTACTCCGCATAACCATAGAATCGGAGAATTAAGTGATGATTTATAATAATATCCATCTCCATATCCTGCTAATCTCTTTAAAGTTATAACGTCCTCAAATGGCATTTCCTTTTTGCTAAACATAAGACTTACTTTATCCTTACCTTCAGCTATGAGAGTTAAAAAATCATCTGCACCTAGTACAAATGGTTCTTCTTTTATATCCATTTTATCGTCATCATACATCCATATGCCATCTTTAATATACGGATGTATGACATAAATTGAATTATTTAAAGCCATTTGCATCTTCTCCTGTACTCACTATTACAATAAGCTTTTACTATCTCCTTAAATGATACATAATTTGATTGTACTAAACCACAATCCCTGTAATACCATGTATTTGTTTTTGCAAAATAATCTATTCTAAAATGATTAGCATAGTCTCCTTTACAAAATCTAAATGTCCAATGCCATCCTAAATCATCAGATTTTCTTAGCAATTTGTCATAGCCTACTTCGTCAGTAAAGCTATAGTAAATAGACATTAAAAAATTCTTTAATGTTTTCATTGTTTATCCTTTCAATGATAAGTTATTGTTTGTTGAAAAAGAGCAAGGAGACTTTCGTCAGCCTCCACCTACTCTCTAGAAATTTATATGCATGTGGTTAGATTGTTACAAGACAGTTCATTCACCCTTTACGAGCGAGAGAGGTCCTTACCTAACAAGTAGCGGAATGTTATTCTGTGCTTTCACACGTCGAAGCTCTCTTCCCTTTTCAGGCAACTCATACTCTTTCAAGTACATTATCGTAAAAGTTTATGAATAATTACTCATTCTTAAAACTTTCAGCGTAGAGTTTAAGATGTATAACGAGGACTTCCCTTCCTCTCATCTAATGCTTCCCTCGATCAACTTTATAGTTGAGGCTGCTACCGTGAGATTATATCTTTGCAGATTATTAAACATCATTTGACATTTAATAGTTAGCTGTACTAACAAAATCTCCCTGAGTCTGCGCTAATCGGTGACAGATTGTTCTCAGGCTCACACTTCATCTTAATCATCATTTGGCCAAACAATGCTTAAGATAACATATAATTGTAATACTATGTGGATTTGAACCACTATACTCTTACTTCAGTAGTATTAAAAATTGCGCCCCAAAGCCACGCCACCCACCTTATTAATTAAAAGAATTTAATGTGCTCAAACACGCTAATTTTCTTTATACTTCCATCAGCTTGTTTTATTTCCTCACTCACTCGTTCACTGTGAGCAAATATTATTTTTGTGTCTGAGTTTACTGTTTTTCCAAACTCATATTGAAAAGCAGGGCTGCCTATAGGCATTATTACTTTACTAAAGTCTAGGCAATGATCTGCCAATTCCTTAGCTAGTAATCTTAGTATTTTTCTGTCCGCTGGACAATTACATAGCTCTTTGTATAAAGAATTGTCTACTTCGTTTAGGAACCTAATATCAACATTAATTTCTAAATTAGATGTTAATTCTAGTTCTTGTGCGATATTCATGTCGTGCTGTGGACACCACAACACTTTCGTGTATTTTGTATATTTATTTTCCTGATCGTATAGCAGATTTTTGTGGTCTATAACCATTGTACTATCTCCTCTTTATTTTGTTATCAACCTTGTTCCAATAATCTTTTTGAACCTTTTTATACTTAAGCTTCAATTGATTCATCTTATGCTTTAATTGGCTTATTTCAACCTTAATGAGCGCTACTTTACGCTCCATTAAATGCTTTTTATCTAACTTCATTTATTCTCCTCTTTTTGTTATGCTCTGAATAATCTTTATTGCCCCCCCCCATTCAGAATATGGAGGAAAATTTAGAGAGTACATACAGGGGTTTTTACTTTTCCCGTAAAGTATATACTCTCTTTATAGAAAGAAAGAATAGTAATGCTGGCACATTACTGTTGGTATCAATTAATTCCATACCTAATGAGCCTAAACTCAAAGAGGATGATACCTTGTTCTATTCCATACTATTTACATAGCGGTACATTTAAACCTTAAGGAATTTACCCGTGAACCACAGGGATCAGCAGTTTAACGACTTACTGAGGTCGTTGCAGGTGATATGTTGTGTTTATCATATTTATTATAACATACTTTTCGTGCTATAAGGCGAGAAAGTACATACAATAACTAATAAACTAAGAAGGTCTAAGGGGAGAACTCTATCACCTGCTCCCCCCAAAACACAGTATAGAACGACGTACTAGATCTTATTGTAGTACGTCTTATACTCCTTCACACTATCTTTAACAGAATTAAGGATAGTGTTGACCTCATCGAGCTTGTCCAGCCCAAGGGCCGTCAACCTATTCAGAGATAATTTAACCACTGCACGGACTGTCATGACCTCTTGCAGCTTACTATTGCTAGATCCTATGCTCATCGCTATTTGATAGAGCCTTGCTGTTACAGCCCCGTCCCAACGTCTTATCTCGGTGAGATTCTCACCCTCAGATAGTGTTTTGGAGACTTGACACATTAATTCCATATATTCTCCTATTTAATATGAAAAATAATATAAAATGAAAAATAACTAAAAAACGTTAGTGAAAACCCCATTACATGGGGGTACATAAGGAAATAAGACCACGCATTAAAATCCGGCAATTTTTGAAAGTCATTTTTGCTACTTGGTTTTTTACTTTTAGCTTTTGTAAGTTATGCCCATTGGGAATCTCCAAAACAGCCTTGTCAGTTAATAGTTAAACAGCCAATATCAAGGGCTCGCAGGGCGTCAGAGAGGGGTAATCTACTAAACCAAACTTCTTTGAATCGTAGTAAAGTCTAGGATCGTAAGCCTATAAAAAATAGAGAATTGTTTCTAACATTACTTGAAACTTCCCAAAAGAGTGAAATTTACTCTAATGGGCTTTTTACATCTAATCGGAAATCTTAAGTTATTATAATAGTACGGTGTACTATTGTAATGACTTATCGGAGTATTTAAGATATTGTAAGTGCAATATCTTATTGGAGAACATAATTTATGAGAACATATAGCATTAAAGGCATACAGCATATTGTATATGAAGATGCTGATGAACTCCCGAATAACTTTATTTACAAAGCTAACTGGAGAGAGGGTCAGTTAAATGACTGGGTGTTAGCGGATGACGGCTGTTATATACAAATTTTACGACACAACAAAATGAAGCCACATAGGAAGCATAAACGACATGCTAGATCTTACATTGGTACCTGCACAGGAACATTCATGGTATCGGAGTCGGCTAAGTTAGATACAGTTAAAAGGCATAACATTTATAGTTTTGGAGGAAGCAAGACTTCTTCTAAGCAGTTATTTGATAGGGAAAAAACTAACGGTAGGGAGGAACTATTTTCCCTGTATGTATCACAGGGTGTTGATGCTGTAAAAGCATACATGATGGCATATAAGACAGAAAACCCTAAGTATGCAGAGCAAAAGGCTATGTTGTTACTTAAAACAGAAAGGATTAAGAAGTCTGTGAAAGAAGAAATAAAACCCGTATTACGAGAACTTGGTATTAATGAAGACTTTGTACTAAGAGGTATACGCGACATAGCATTAACAGCTAGGCAAGAAGGAGAAAAGCTAAAAGCCTTCTGTAAACTAGTTGATATATTAGAAATAGAAGACAAAGGTACTAAGCAATCAGGTGTTGCAGTAGTAGGCTTTAAAGGATTTAAACCCGAAAGTATAGAAGCAGTCCAAGAAGTAATGGAATTAAAGGAGTAATTATGACTGGCCCATATAACACAAAAAAGCTGTCTCCGGCTAAGAGGGAAGAAATAGGAGAGACATTAATAGAGCTTGCAGATAAGGGGCTAACCCCTAAATATGACATACCTGTTTTCTCAGAAATAGGTGAAGGAGTAGGTATAATCGCTAGGCAAATTGATGATATCTTACCAACAACCCCTTGGGATAATTATATCCCTAATGTTGAAACACTAACTGGATTTCTTCCAGGAGTAGGGGCTGTTGACGATAAGGGTAAATATAGCCCTATTGATGTAGCTACAATGGGCCTTGGAGGGGTAGCAGTCGATTTCCTTACTAAGTCGAAAAAGATTGCAAAAGGGACTAATAAGGTAAAAAAAGCTGTAAAAGGGCCTACAAATGTAACCCCCCCTACTAATGCGACAAATATTGCGAAAAATAGGCGCGTCCTTTTTAACAGTGATGGTTCCCCTGAGCTTCAAGCAGGAGCGTTTCAGTCCCGCTACACAATAGCCGAGCGTGGGAGAAGCCATGCCTTAAGACAAGAATCTCTACCTGGCAACTTATTCTCTCTTGAAGATGACTTAACGCGTGTAAGGAAAAAAATAGCTGAGCTTGAGCTGTCCCAAGGCAACGTCAGTGATGTCGCAGAGAAAATGCGACTCTCCGATGAGATAGCTGTCTCGCGCAGGCATGAGGCTTATTATCTTAAGACTATAAGAGACCATAAATTGGAGCTGAAAGAAATTTCTCCTAATACTTCTGAATACAACGATCTAATAAGGAGTGTAACTAAACCGACTTTAGATGAAACTCAGTTTAGTCTAGATTTTTTCGACAAGATGCCGGCAAAAGAGAAGATTAATATGAAGTTCACGTCTTCATCTAAGAGCCATCATCCATTAGGGATATCTTTTGAGAAAACCTCTCTCGGAAAAGCAACGGTAACTATAGAGCTCCCGGGATATAAGAAGGTTAATAGCAATGGGGAGGTATTATCTCATGAGGCTCCAAATCTAGCCTTTAACCTATATAGAGAAGGCGATGGTCTTATGTTAAAAAATATATATATGTACCAGAATGATGGAAGCCCTAGAGAGGTTATACAAAGCTTAATATCAGTAATAAAAACACTACCTAAAGGCATAAAAGTTAAAGAAGGTCAAATGACTTTTGACTCTCTTCATTTATTTTTAAAAGGCCTAGCAAAAGGGAAGTTGTTTGGTCGAGAAATAACCGGGTTTAAGCAGCTTAAGAAGGGTCAATACTCAGGAGTTGCTACTCACTCAACTCTATCAAAGTTATCAAATAACTCAAATATCCCCGGAAAAGATGTTTTCGACTACTTAAAAAAGCTAGAAGCTGACATTCAAGGTAAAGAAGTTACCAAAGCAGCAAAGTTTGATTTCAGTATGACTCCTACCGGAAGAGGTGTTAACTATCAAGGGTTTGAAGTAACTCTAAACGGAATGATAGGTGCAATACCTATTCTTCTGGGAGTAGATAATATGGAGGCAGCTCAGAAGATAATTGATGAAGCCGCTGGAGTTGTTACAGATAAGCCTTCAAAGGAAAGTCGCGAAGAAGACATGTTTAAAACTATTTTTGGGCCTCAATATACTCGATAAATAAATAAAATTCTTTTATTGCCTTAAAACAGTTAAAAATGTTAAGTTAATACTCTATTTTAACTGAAAATATATGGCAAACGTAAACTTTCATAACGTTTCTAAGGAAGAAGCGCTACTTAAACAAGCATTTAACGATGTAATATCTTTTGGCAAGCTTTTTTTACCAGAAGATTTCATGCGTAGTGAAACTCCTCCTTTCCATTATGAATTAGCAGATAAGATAGATGATAAGTCTATAAGACAGTTAGCTGTAGTAATGTCCAGAGGACATGGCAAAACTGTATTTACGAAGGCAGATATAGTAAGAGATTTAGCATTCTCTGGAAAAGCAAAAGAATGGGGCTTTACAGACAAACAGGGCCCTTACTTCTATGGCTGGGTATCAGCAACTCAGAAACTAGCTGTAGGTAACATGGATTATGTTAAACATCACTTAGAGTACAATGAAAAGATAAAATACTATTTTGGCACTATAAAGGGCAAAAAGTGGACAGAGCAAGACATCGAGACTTTTGATGGGTCTAAACTCATCTCAAGATCAAATATCTCAGGTATCCGTGGAGGAGCAAAACTTCACAAGAGATACGACCTTGTGGTCTTGGATGATTTTGAAGATGAGAACAACACTATTACTCCTGAAGCGAGGGATAAAAACTCTACTTTGGTTACTGCTGTTGTGTTCCCTGCTCTTGAACCTGCTGATGGCCGCTTGCGTATCAATGGTACTCCTGTACATTTTGATTCGTTTGTTAACAATCTTATAATGGGCTATGAAGAGTCTATAAGTAAGAAGAAGCCTTTTAGCTGGGATATGTTTTATAGAAAAGCAATTGATGAAAAAGGAACTATTTTATGGCCTTCATGGTTCCCTAAAGAAGAACTAGACAGAAAGAAGAAATTTTATGCAGACAGTAATAGACCTCAAAAATTCTATCAAGAATACCTTATGGAGGTACAAAGCGAAGATGACGCAATATTTACGAGAGCACATATCAAACATTGGGATGGTGATTACAGATATGACGAAGAGTCCGGAGTTAGTTATATTGTTATTGATGGTCATGCTAAGCCTGTGTATACTTTCTCAGGTGTTGACCCAGCTACCGATTCGATAAGGAGAGATAGTGACTTTAGCGTTATTATTACTGTTGCCGTGGATATGGATAATAACATTTATGTGCTTGATTATATACGTAAGCGCTCTTTGCCTGTCCTTGGTATCCCCGGTTCGGATAAAAAAGGGATCGTTGATTATATGTACGAAACAAATAGAATCTATCATCCCACAGTTTTCACAGTTGAAGACACAACAATGTCAAAGCCGCTCTTCCAAGCCATTAGAGCAGAGAGCCTTAGAAGGAACGATTTTAGTCTTAGGTGGAGAGAAGAGAAACCTGGGAATAGACAATCAAAACGAGACAGGATCCAAGAGATCCTTGCTCAGAGATTTGCCGTTGGGCAAATACATATTAAGAAAACTCATTACTCTTTACAGAGGGAGATTATAACATTTGGACCAAGGATGGCACATGATGATGCAATTGATGGGCTTGCCTACGCATGTAAGTTTGCATATCCTCCAAAGAATCTTACAGAGAATGATGGTAACTATACTAAGAAAAAGCGTAAAGCAAAAGATTGGGTAATAGCATGAGTGAGAAAACTTTAAAAAACACAAATTCATTTTTAAAACAAGCATTTAGTCAGGAAGGAAATGTTTTTCATAATAAACAACTATACGAGTATAATGGTAGTTTTTATGAAGCAATAGGAAGTTCAAAAGACATGCAGATGTCAAGCGACAAAGGAATGCATTCTTGGAAAAATTTTATAGCTTCAGGGCAGGACCCATATGTCACTCGTTTAGATATAAAGTCTGCAAATGAATGGAATAAACCTGTACCTGCAGAAACTGAAGAAGAAGGTTTATTTAATAGAATCTTTGGAAGGTTTAAGTAGATAAATGAGTAGCAATGAAAATAAGATAGACTGGAGTTTTATAAGTGATCGTGAAGGAGGGGCTCGGGCTGCAGGCTACATCCCTACTGATAGAGATGGAAAGGTTATTGGCAAAAGTGGATTAACAATAGCTACTGGGTTTGATGTAGGGCAGATGTCTATAGAAGAGCTCTCTAATTCCGGTCTTTCTGGTGATGTGGTAAGTTTATTATCTCCTTATGTAGGAGTGACAGGAGAGAATGCTTTAAAAGTATTGAATAGCAGCAAAGCTCCATTTCTCAACGCTGAGCAAATTGCAGAAGTAGATAGGTATACCCATGCTAAAACTTTAGGAGGTCTTAGAAGAAGGTATTCAAATTCTACAGATGGTGCTAATTTTTTCGACTTAACCTCAAGACAGCAGACAGTTCTGGCTTCTGTGGCTTTTCAATATGGAGCGAATTTAGAAGAAGCTACTCCGGGTTTTTGGAGGCAAGTCACTAAAGGCAATTGGGACGAGGCTTATAAGAATTTAATGAACTTTGGAGATAGTTATTCAACAAGAAGGCAAGCAGAAGCTGCTTATTTAAAGGGTACGCAAGAGCAGGATAACTTTAGCGCTGCCTTCGGGAAGCAGCTTTAAGAAGTGATATTCCTAAAACTTAAAAAAGGTGTGTAGCAATGGCAAGAAAAAAAGCAGCAGATAGAATTAGAGAAATATTTAATACAGTTAATAATGGCACGAGGATACAATGGCAAATTGTTAATCAAAAAGGTGAAGACTTTGCTAATGATAATCAATTAACTCGTGCAGAAAAAACAGCATTACAAGAGGCAGGGATGCCTACATACACTATTAATAGATTAACCCCTATTGTAGAAATGCTAAACTTTTATGCAACAGCTAATGGCCCAAGATGGCAAGCTATTGGAACAGATGGATCGGATGCAGATGTAGCTGCTGTCTTTTCAGATATAGCTGATTATATATGGAATGAGTCTCATGGATCAACGTTACTATCAAATTGTATTAATGACTCAATTAATAAATCAGTAGGCTACCTTCAAGTAACAGTGGACCCTGATGCAGATAGAGGGTTAGGCGAAGTAAGGCTTATACAGCCCCATCCATTTGATTTATATGTAGACCCTAAATCCAGAGATATCCTTTTTAAAGACGCCTCTTATATAATGATTAGGAAGGTATTACCTAAATCTCATGTAAAGTCTTTATTCCCAGGTATGGAGAATAAGATAAATAAAGCTTCTAGCATGAATTATGCAGAATATGATTACTCTGTTAAACCTAAAGATTCAGAACAAAAAGATTTCACTATATTTGATACAGATGATCCTGCTAGCCTAGATGATGATAGACAGACAGAAATGATGGTTGAGCTTTATGAAATGTTTGAAAAGATTAAAGTTCCCTTTGTATCAGTATTTTATAGAATACCTCCATCTCCAGAGCAGCTAAAACAAATACAGC